TACTCTCTATATTTAGGCGTCAGGCCAAAAAAAGTTAAGTCCAATTGGTATAGTCACGCCCTCCTGTACGTAACCATCCTTTTCAATAGTAATCGTTGTTTCAATGTCTGGAGATACTTCATTGTAGTATTTTTTAAATGCTCTTGAATCAGGAGCAAGTAAATAATTGTCTACAAAATCACGAATCGATGCTTGATCATATTTTCCATTAACGGAAATAATCATGTGTTTTAGGCGAGTAGTGTTTTCAAACGATCCATTTGGATCTGTTTTTAATAAACCTTTAACTTCAGCATCAATTGCTTTTTCGTCTTTACCAGTTAATAACTTAAACGTAATTACGTTACCTGATTGAGGTAAAGTAAATTTGAATTCATTTTTGCCTTTTTCAAATAACGATTCGTTGATTTCTTTTTCTTTCAATGTAGTTAAATCTACATTGTAATCATCTTCTTTACCTAATGATTCATTTCTGAATTTAATTGGGTAGTCTTTACCGTAGCCCAAAATGCGAGCAGCAAATAATATTGCATTTTTATCACCTACAACTAAATCATCAATATCAATTGGTGTGATAATAAGTGATTTCAATAGTTTATCTATTGCTGTGCCTTGTTTAATGAAGTTGATATTAGTTAATATGTCTTCATCTTTAGCGCTCATATAGCGCATTTCAATTTCGCCTTTAGCTAGTGGTGATGTTTCGGGATATACAAGACCTTTTGATGGTAGTGTAACCGTTTCTGTTGGAATTTTTAAATCTGCCATAAACTTATTTTTGTTTTATATATATAAATATAAACAAATTAAACTTTTTAGCAAAAAGAAACCCGACATTTCTGTCGGGTTCTCCTCCAACGAGTAATTACACCTTATTACTCAATTATTTTTAAACTTTTCTAATGTTAAAGTCTATCATTCCATCGGGATCATTTTTAGATACCCAATCTTGAGCTTCTTTTTCAGATGCTAAGTATTTAACTACTTGTCCATTAGGTTTTTCAACAGCAAACATTCCTTTACGAACAGAATCAGCGTATTCTTTATCTTGCTTGCTTGTATTATCAATATATCCTGCTGTTCCTTTAGATTGAGTTACACCACCCATTTGAGCTGTATTGTGGATATTTTCTTTTTTAAGCATAGAAGCTGCTAAATCAGCAATGTGTGTTATTTGCTCACTATCTTTAATTCCTTTAGCTTTAGCTAATTTAACAGCTATATCAGCTGCTTCATCTTTACTTTTAGCTTGTTCGGCTGCTTTTTTTGCTAATTCTTTTGTTTCTGGTTTGTTTCTTAGAGCATTAGATGATTTAGCCATAGCAGCTAAATCTTCTGGTCCACCATCATAGTCTTCTTTTAGCTTCTTATATGCTTCAGCTAATTTTTTAAATTTAGCTTTAGCTGCTCTTTCACCTGCAGCATATCCAGCACCATAAGTTTCTTCTTCGCCTTTATCCTTAGCAACTACACCTTTTTTTCCTTTGTCTACACGCTGGAATTCGCTGTATTTTTCTGCTAGTACTTCGGCGATGCACTCTTGTACTAATGATTGTAATTCTTGTTTTTTCATAATTACTATTAGTAGTTTAAGATACAGTAATCCATTCCAACAGTCATAGTAAGATTAATTGCTTCAGTATATGTAGACCAATCGTAATCGTCAAAGTTTGCTGTCTTAATGAAAGCACCTTTAACAATCCATTCTGATACTACGTCACCTACTGGACCTAAACCATTAAATGTAATATCTTTCTTATAGAAGTCAGAATAACCAGCGCGGCCAGTTACTGATTCGTATGCCAAACGAGCCCATTCCATTACAGCCTGAGCGCCTGATGGTGCGATAGGATCAAATAAGGTGAAAGTCATGTCACCCCAAAGTCTCTTACCACTACGAATTTTTCTATAAGTGTTGATATGATCTAAGATAATTTCACCATCATCAAAGTTTACGGCACTAACACCTTTTACAATGTATGATGGGATACCGTTTATATACATGATGAACCTGTTTGGAACTTTAGGTTCATACTGTGTAAACATAATTTCGTTTGCGTCTAATACAGGCATGTTATGTTGTATTTAATATTTGTTTGTTATAAATATTTCTTAGGCAGGGAATTCAACACCAGTTGGTAAAATGGTGAAATCTAATATTACGAATTCAGCTGTCTTAGTTGGTTGAATATAAATTTGACCAATTAATTGATTACGATCTACAACATCTGGTGTGTTATTAGATTCATCCATTACTACCTTATAAGCAAATAAACCTTGTTTTTGTACTACATTATCAAGGTATGGATTTACTTGGTTTAAGAATGCATTTCTTGTAACAGCAGTATTTTGTTCAAATACTAAGCTACGACCTACACCACCAATGAATGATTTTAATTGAATTAATAAACGACGAACGTTTACGCGGTCAAGAGCAGATGCTTTTTGTTGTAATGTCTTTTGACCAAATACTACAACACCTTCTCCAGGGAATGTAGCTAATGGGTTTACATTATCAGAATACAATGCATTTCTATCTGCTAATGAAAGTTTTCTTTCAACTTTAATTACGTTTGGAATACCACCACGAGTTACACCAGCAGGAGCAAACCAAGGAGCACTTACTTCATCTGTGAAAGCAAATACACCAGGCATTAATACTGAAGCTGGAACCCATACTAATTTACCCATTGGTGCACTAAATACTTGACACCAAGGCCAGTATGTAGCTGCATAGCTTGAGTTTGAAGCATTAGCTGCTGTTGCAGCGCCTGTAATTGTACCACCATAAGGTACAGTATCAATTACTGCTAAAGCATCAGCTCTACCTTCACAAACAGCAACTGGATCAGCGTTATTAGCACCTAAATTGATTGCTGAGTTACCACCAGCTAAGAATAAACCTGGAGTAAATAGTAAATTGAATTGATATTCGTCTGTGTTTGATAATAAACTTAAAGCAGGAGCAAAATCAGCTGAAGTGAAACCTTGAGCGTTTGTAACACCACTGATAATGTTTTCAAACATGTTTCTTACTAAGCTAGTATCTACAACACCACCATTAAAAGCACCGTTTACAGAACCACTTCCAGGAGCTGGTAAGCTTGAGCTATATTGAGATGCTTGGTAAGTACCGTTATTATTAAATGTGTTGTACTGAGCTTGAGGAACAGTAGCTACACGAATATATCTTGATTGGTTAGGGAAATCACCGTTGTAATCAACGTATCCTTGACCATCAGTTGATGAATAAGTATAAACTGGTTTAGTATCACCAATTACACGGCTAACATAGTTTGGTTGGTTAACGTCCATAGACAAGTTAGTCCATGTTTCCAAAATATTCTTCTGGTTGTTGTTATCATCACCACTTCTAACTAATAAAGTAAATGTACCATTAGTGTAGTTAACATTGCTAACTTCCCAACGTACGTTTTGAGCACTACCACTTGGTAAAGCACCAGATACTACAGTACCGCCTTGGTTGTTCATTTGAGCACCCCAAGCTAAAGTTTCTAATGTAAAGCTAGTTGCTAATGAACCACTTGATGCAACACTTGCGGATGCAAAACTTGATAATGCTGAACTTCCAGTTCCTGCGTTTGTAATTCTGGTTACTAATAAGGTATTACCGCCGTTTTCAAAGTAGTTTCTTGCTACAATTGAAGTGAAATATTCTGTATCACCACTAGTTCCATTATTGAAAGTAGTACCAAATTTAGCGGTATAATCGCTATAAGAAGTAACTACAGTTGGAACATAAGGAACACCGTTAACAGCTGGGCCCACAATAGCGGCACCAACTACGATAGGACCTTGTGATACTGCACTCTGATCATTTTCGTTGGTATATACACCAGGAGAGATAATTGCTTCTGCCATTTGTATTTTTATTTAATTTTGATAGGTTTTGTCTATCTATAAATATTCTAAAACCGTTACAAAACTACAATACGGTTATTTAAGTTCGCCAGTTTCTAGGTCTACTTGTTTAAAACCATATTTGTCTCCTAACTGGTTGCCAATTGTGGTTTGTCTTTCGGTCAAAACACCAATATGGTTTAAAAGGTCAATTCTTTCACCAGTTAGTGTATCAAGTTCTTTTTTAACATTATCAATGTTAAGAGATAATACACCTAAATCAAAAATTGCTTTTTGATAAGCTTCATAAACTTCACGAAATTCTGTAAGTTCTTCTGGTGATAGTTGTTGTTTAGTTTCTGTTTGTTTCATTATTTTCATTTGTTTTATCATAACTTAAATTATTTTTCCCATTTATTTTCGGGGCATGAATCTTTATCTTCTGCGAATATTTTTTTGTTTAATGGACAACCACAAAGTCCACAATAGTAGAAATCTACTAATGTTGTATTTTGTTTACGATGTTCACAACCATTGCAAATAGATATCCTATATTCAGCTGTTGCTTTTTGTTTAGGTGTAGGATTAGCAGCTGCAACCCAGGCATTTGCTATTTCTTTAAACTTTTTAAACATAACAATAATATAATAAAAACTTATTAAACAACCAAATTATAATTCTCCTGCTCGAGGATTATTAACATTTGCTACTACTTCATTAGTAATTGAAACTGTTGATTTTGAAAAGAATTGGCGTTGGCCCTTTGTTGCTTTATCTCTATTGTAAACATCTGGCATAATATAACCATATAACGTTACACTCATGGTTGTTCTAGCTACACGTTGTTCATCAATTGAATATTCTGCTGTTGAGTCAAAATTAGTAATATATGTTCTAAATTGAAAGCGATTTTTATCTCCCCAATATGAATCAGAAGCAAATTCTATTGCTTCTACTATTTTGTTGTTTTCAGATATAAGATTTGTAAATATAGCACAATTGTATGTTATATTAATGTAATCAGGTACTGGTGTTAGGTAAAATTTTTCAGATGGAACCCAATTATTTAATGCATCAAAAGGTGTATATTGATTTTGTTGATTATACCTTGCTTTAGATATAGAAAAATTATTTACATTATTTCCATCTAATTTATTTGCTAAATCTCTATTTTTTTCAAATCCTGTTCTTTGTAATATAATAACAGGATACATTACTCTACCATTCTTATCTCTATAATATCCGTCTCTTTGAACAGATGCCCATCTTTCCTGAGCAGCATAACTTACAGGAACAGGAATTTTATTGTTATTCTGAATTACTGATGGTTGTATTACATTGTTAAAATAATAAAACACAGCATCATCAATATCTTGTAAACCAATAGAAAATGGTTTGGTATTATCTTCTATATCAACAGATATTTGATTTGCACGAGTAATTTTATTTTCAGGCAAAATTGGTTCCGTATTAGGAATATATGCCTTAGTTATCTCATTTACTCTTTGAGCAGGTGTTCCTGGTAATATAGGTAATTGTCTTGGCATTATCTAGTTGGTATTAATCCTAATGATTCAGGTGATACGTAATGTGCAAAACATATAATGGAGAAACTTTCACCAAACTTATCTAAATAAGCACCACCATAATTGTATTGTGGTACTTTACCTACAATAGGTTGGTTTTCGTTTACTAAGTTTACTTCATAATAATCATTATTCCATAATACTACATCACCAATTTGTGGTACTACATTTTGTGCTATTAAATCTGTTCTTAAAAATCTAAAGCCAAAATTTCTAGTAATGTCTGGTCCTAATTCACTATATTTTCCTTCATAGTCTCCTCTGTCAATTAAACATTGAATTAAAACAGGAGGAAAATACATTTTAGTACCGTTATTTGCTTCACCATATACATTTACAGGTGTTTCGTCTAATGATATTTGGTAATATCCTATATTTTGTTCAATAATATTGTGTATCAATTCAGCATTGATAACATGAAAAAATCCAATATCACGAGATGAACCGTATAAAGCCATAATTAGTAATTTCTAATTTTTCTTAATGTTTTTTCTCTAACGTAAAATTTTACTAATCCTGGGATTTTTAAGGCTTCACTTTTTATTCTCTTTATAGTATCTACTGGTGTGCCTTCAGAAATGTATTTTAATTCAAGTAAAGTATACTTAAAATTATCATTTGAAGCAGCATCTAATTGATCCGTATCAATTATTTTA